CGACAAAAAGGATAAGCGGGATGGTGCCGGGGTGATCACCGTAATTAGGAAGGGTGCCACAGCCGCGTATGATATGTTTCAAAGTGCTCATCTCGCCTCCGATCCGCCCGTGGTGCTGAGCCAGTTGGCAATGTCGTAAGCAGTGGTGTACGCTCCATTCTTGCTCAATATAGTGCGCACCTCGGCCTTCGCCCTTTCATACCCCTTCGCTTCCGCCGCGCTCAGTGCGGTGCTGTGCTGCTGCTCTAGTTTTCGTCTCACTGTGATAACTGCCTTGGAATACCAGTCATCGTCTTCGTTCCTGTAGTGCCAGTGCACCGCGTTAACAATATCCTCAGCGATGCCGTGGTCTTTCTCTCCCACCGGCTCAGCGGGGAGCGGGGGCTGGGCGGCTTTCTCTAGTGCTTCTATGCGTAGTTCCAGATTGCGCAGGTGGTCGTCTGTATCGTTTCTAATTGTGCTCATGATGTAGGTTGGCTGGTTTATTTCCGATCCACCGCCTCGAGCACGGCGGCGCGCACGTAGCGCGCGTGCTTGATGCCGCCGGGGTATTGCCGGCTCAGGATGCCCGCCCGCTCGAGCTGCTCCAGCTCGCGCCGCCCGCCATCCAGAAACTCGATCACCATCGCCCGCGTGAGCCAGCGGCGGTTCGGCAGGGTCTTGCTATAGTTATACTGTGTGGGTCTTGCGTTCATGGGTTAATAGTAAAACTGGCCGCGCACGCGAAACATCCGGGGCTCCACGTAGCCGTAGCCGCTTTTGATAAAATACCGGTCCGGATCGATCACATCCTTCAGCCCATCTTTCAGGCTCCCGAGGCCGGTAAATTCCTCGTAGCAGAGGTGGGTCTGTAACAGGTCATCCACTACATACCACTTCGGGCAGTTGAGCGCCGAGTACTCGCGCGTGTGGTCCCACCCGAGGGCGCGCTGCAGCATCTGGAGCGTCTCCTGCACGTGGCTGTCGGGCGCCTCCTCCACGATCATGCGGGGGAGGATCGTCTGGTTCTCCGCGTTGAGCGTCTCCTCCGCCAGCATGTCCAGGATGCTCGTGCCCTCATCCTGCCCGGGTATGCCGGCCCCGCCCATGCGCGGGTCGATCAGGCGGCGCTCGATCTGCTCGGCCTGGCTGCCATTCCACTGCTGCTGGCGCTCATCGAAGCGCCACCCCTCCAGCTCGAGGATCAGGCGCTTGTAGGCATCGATCCCGCGGCCCGCCTCCAGGCGCTGCGCCTCGCCCGTGCGCCAGTCGTACTGCTCGGCCTTGGCCGGCGGCAGGGCCCACGGGCCGTACCGCCCGCGGTCGGGCCACTCGCGATACACGATCGTCCACCCCTGCGGCGTGCAGGCGTACCACTTGATAAACCAGTTTTTAGTGCCGGCCGGATCGATCACGCAGTACCGGCTCACGCCCTTCTTCTCGATCTCGCGGAATTGCTCGCGCGTTATCCGGTGCTGCGGCCCGTACGCCGAGAGCGCCGCGCCGATCTGCTTATCGGCCCAGCCATACGCGCGGATCTTGATTTTATCCTTCGTGGCGCCCACCAGGCGGGCCTGCACCTCCTTGTGCGCGCCGTAGGGGTTCATCCCCCAGTGCATCATCACGACGGCCGCGGCCGGGTTCATGCACTCCATCACGTACGGCATGTGGCCGCGGGGGCAGCCCTTCACCAGCACCTCATCCGGCGGCAGGAGAGCAGCCGGGCGCGTCTTCACGATCCTGGCCCCGGCGATAAATTTCGCCACCACGGGGGTGTATCCCTCCACCGGGGTGAAGGTGAGGAGCCGCTTCATCACGCGATCGCGCCCCACGCGGAAGGCCAGCGCATCGATAAACTCCATCGGCACGAGCTCGTCGAACCAGGCGCCGTCAAACTCGTAGCCCTCCATCACCTTCACATCCTGCTTGTAGTTGAAAAACAAGGCCTGGCTGCCGTTGGGCAGGATAAAGGAGTTGTGCGCGCCGAAGCCGTCGATCTTCGTATATTTCACGTACACATCGGCCCCGATCTTGCCCAGGTCGCGCCACTCCGGCGGGAGAAACCGGTGCACGCGGCTCTGCTGCTGGCGCTTGCTGGATTGCTCGCTCGAGTGGAAAAAGGCCCAGAGCCGGTCGGTGTGGTTCACCAGATCCTCCACCGTGAATTTGGCGGCAAACTCCGTCTTGCCGTCGCGATTGGCGCCGGAGATCAGCAGCTCGTCGTGCGTCTGGAGTTGCGCGCGGCATTCGAGAAACGACTCCGGCTCATACCCGTGGCGGAGTGGATCCTCGCGCTCGAGGGCGATCGCCTGCTCGCGGTCGGCGTGCAATTTCGCCACCAGATCGTGCCCGCGCTCGCGCCCGTGTTGTTGCACGATGGCCAGCACCTGCTCGCGCGTGGGCAGCGCGATCACCGGGTGCGGTGTCCACACGAGCCTGGCCTTGCCGGGTGTCAGCACCTCAGCCATGCGCCGGGGCCTCCGCGGGTTTCTCGATCACCCAGAAAATGTCATCCACCACCTCGGCCTCCAGTTTGAGCTCGCGGGCAAACTCCTCCACCGCCACGCGCACGCCGGGGAAGCTCGTGTAATCATCGCCAAACATCACCCCGCCCGGGGCGAGCAGCGGCCAGTAAAACTGGAGATCGAATTTCACATCGAGGTAGTCGTGCGAGGCGTCGATGTAGATCAGCTCGGCGGCCACGTTGGCCTGGCGCAGGGCCGAGGCGCCGAGGCGCGAGGTGGCCACCACCGGGGTGATGCGCGTCTGCCGGCCGTGGGCGACCACGTTGGCCAGGAATTGGTAGTACACCTGCGGGTAGCCGTGGCGGCGCGGGTTGGCGGCGGCCAGATTGGAGTTGCCCCAGATCTCCGGGCTGCCGAGCCAGGTATCGACGCAGTACAGGTGCGGGCCGAAGATGCTGCGCGCCGGCAGGCCGTGCGTGGCATCGGCGCAATCGAGCAAGTGCAGGGCGCTCGCGCCCTTCCACGAGCCCACCTCGATCATCACCTGCGGCCGCACCTTTTCCACCAGCTCGGCAAAGATGGGGTGGTAGCTATGCCACCCCTGCAGATCGACGGCGAGCCCCAGCTTGTCGACGCCTTCATAAATCGCGAGATCGGGGAGGGTCATGGCGTCGGTGCCTCCTTGTGCCGGATGGGCTGAGCGGTCCACTTTCCATCGTCATCATCGCTGTAGTTGCGCACCCATGTGCGGGCGGCTATCGTCTTAAACTTGTGCGGATGGAATCCCACCGGCCGTTCCCGTATCTCTATCACAGCCGACTCGGGATCGTCATCGTTGTAAGGCGGCTCATCACAATCGAGAAGAGACATGGCCTCATTACGATCAAAGAACATTCCCAGCGTGTAGTACCGCTCTTCGTCACTGGCATCAACCACCTCAAAAACGTGTTGCGGTTTTGCACTCTCGCTGGCGGCGAGGATGCGTTCGGTTAGTGCCTTGGCTGCGCTATGTGGGAGGATGTGAGGTCCGACGACGTTGTCGCGAAACCAATTCGTTACCGATTCCGCCGCCGCGATTTCTTCGGGAGTGTGTCTGCTCATCGTTCGCCCTCCGTGAGAGCGAGCATGCCGCCCTCTTTCACGCGCTCGAAAAACGTCTTCTCGAGGGCTGGATTCCAGACGAAGGGGAGAAACGCCTCGAGAAACTCGATCTGCTCGAGCTGGATCAGGTTAAGTTGGATTTGGATCCACTCATCGAGGAGTTTCCACGCGGTGCGCTCGGCCTGCTCCTCGATGCGCTTCGCGGTGGCGTCGTTTACCTTTTTGTAAGATCGCCGGAGCACGACGGCGATCTGCTTGCTCCGGGCCGGCAGGCGGATCGGAATGTGCTTCGAATCGCCGCCGGGAATAACGAAGACGAGGCCGACCACCCGTTTGTCGACGTACGATGCCGCCACCTCACTCGCGCCATGGTCAACCAGCCGCTGCATGATGCTGGCGATCGACCGGCTCGCGGGGATTTCGGAAGTGTAATTTCGGATACTCATGGTTGCGGGCGTTAGATCTTTTCACCGAGCGAGAGAATTGCTGGGTTGAGTACGCCGCCGCCTTCGTTGGCGCGCGCACCCTCATCGCGGAGCTGCACTTTCAGATTGTGCCAGTGGCGCAGCGCCTCGCCGTGGGTCCACACCTGCGCTAAAATACTGACCGCGCACCCGTACATAAAGCCGGTGATTCCTTCGTTGTCGGCCAGCCCTGAGCACTCATCCGCCATGGCGGCGATTGGCTCGCCCTTCGCCAGGCGCGCCTCCATCAGCCTCGCCCACCGCTCTGCAAAGGTGATCACGCCGCCGCCGTAGTCGTCGGTGTTCGCCTCGCAGGATTTCCTCCACAGCTCCGGTTCGCGCAGGCTCATCTGCGCCGGCGCGAAAGCCAGGGCGGCCTCGAGCGCGCCATCGCGATCGCGCTGCTTGCGTACGGATTCTTCGATTTGGCGCTTATACTCGGGCGATGCGAGGTACTCGGCGTGCAGTCGGTAGCACTCGTCGCGGTAGTACTGGGCAAGCGCCAGCGGATCGGTCTCTGGCCTGGCCGTGAGTTTCTTTTCGTTGAAATCAAACTCCACGGCGAGGTTGAGCAGCTTCGCCAGTCGCACCGCCTCCCTGCACGCATCCTCGATCGTGTCGCCCCCGAGCGGTTCGTATTTTTCTGTTTTCATGCTGTTAAAGTTTAAGTGGATCACCCACCGCGCGCGGTTTCCGCCGCGCGTTCGTGGCCCGCAGGAGGCACGGTTTCACGTGGCCGATATCGATGCCCGTGTGCACGTAGATTTTCTTCCCCAGCATCTCCTGCACGCGCCGGCAGAAGGCATCATCCTCCGGCATAAAATCGCTGCGCGCGGTCTCATCGAAATCAAACCAGTGCTCGCCGATCCCCTCGCGCAGCTCGAGCAGCGCCTGGCGGTGGATGGCGCAAAACCCCATGCCCACCGCATCCACCTCCACCAGTTGATCGGAGGGGAAATCCCACTCGCAGTGCAGGCCGCCATCGGCGTGCCGCTTCATCACGAGCGGGCGCACCTGCTCGCCCAGGTTGTCGCACGCATGGTAGAGCCCGCTCACCACCGGCCGCTCCACCGGATCGACGAGGGCGAGGAGGTGCATCACCTGCTCGGGGGCAAACACCTGGTCGGTGTCGAGCGAGATCAGCACCTCCACGCTTTCGTCGGTCTCGGCGAGGAATTGTTTGATAAAATTATTCCGCCCCACGTTGAAGTAGTGCGGGCAATGCGTGGGCACCACGCGGTTTTGCAGCACCTTCCACACGTGGCTATCGTAGGTGAGCGTCGCCAGGAGCGACTCCATGAAAGCCCCCTCCACCTGGTGCCCGCGGATGTAGCCCAGCGCCGCCTGCGGCAATTTGTTTTTGGTCATCATATCCATGTGTATTCAGAAGTTGCTACGAAAGAACCGCGCGAGCACCGGCTCCAGTTTTTCGACGAAGAAGGCCATGCCCTCGCCATCAGCATTTTCCAGCCAGAGGATCCCTTTCGCCACGCACCGCGGGCTCAGCGAGCACAGCTTGTACTCACCGATCGCGATCTGCTGCACCGGCTCGGCCACCCCCAGCCCGCGGTACACGGTCGCACGCGAGGCGCTCCGCCCCCTGGCCTCTGGCCTCTTGCCCCTTGCCCCGTTCCCCTTGCCTCTCGTTTCGATCCCCGTGCTCATCGTACAAATTGCTCCTTTGAAACTTTCTGCCCGCGGGGCACCGAGCCGGTCTGCTGCGCCTCCACCGTGGCCGCGTGCGCCAGGTCGGCATCGGAGAGGGCGGCAAAGCGCGTAAAGGCTTTTTCGAACCACATGCGCACGATCTTCACGCCGCCGCGCCGGCGCTTCTCCTGGTACCACCAGATCTCCGGCCGGAGCGTGGTCTTACTCGATTGGTCGCGCCCGCACCCATCCTGCGGCGGCCAGTAAAAGAAGATCACCCGATCGGCATCGTGGTAAATCGCCTGGCTTTCGCGCAGGTCGCCCGCCTTCGGCAGGCGGTGGATCACCTTGCCCGTTTTCGGATCGGTCTTGAGCGTGCGCATCTCATTGAGGCCCGATTCATTCAGCTGGGCGCCCACCACCATCACGCACCCGAGCTCCCGCTGCAGCGCCTGCAGGGTGTGGCTCACGTAGGCCACCAGCGCCTCGCGATTCGAGCCGCCGGTCTTTTTATCCCGCGCGTCGAACACCTGCAGATAGTCGATCAGGATCACATGCGGCAGGCCGTGCAGGTGCACGAAGGCGCGCGCGTGGTCGCGCAGATCCTCCACGGTCAGGAGCGGCGTGGCCGGCTCATTCTGCACGCAGAAAAGATATTTGTCGGCGTACTCCTCGCGCTGGCGCGTGCACTCGGCGTAAAACTCCGCCATCTTGTCTTTCGGCTGCCACTCGAGCTTGTCGAGATCGAAGCCCAGCTCCGCGGAAACGAGCATCTCGATAAACCCTGCCGTGCTCGTCTCGCGCGAGTAGCTGAGCACGGTTTTTTTCTCAGTCAGGCCGGCCCGGGCGACCCCGCGCAGCGCGGCGGATTTGCCGCAGCCCGAGCCCGCGCCGAAGACGATGAATCCATCTTCGCTGGCTGAGCCCAGGCGCTTGCACTGCTCGTCGAATTTCGGGATGCCCGACGAGATCCAGCGCGACTTGTCGAGCCGGCCCTCCGCCCGGGCCCGCGCCTCCTCCTCCACCGAGGCGTAGATTTCCTTCAGCGTCAGCGTGGCCTCGCGCCGCCCCAGCCGGATGAGCGGCTGCCCCACGCCCGACACTTTTTCGACAAAATCCTCGCGCGTGCCAAAATCCAGCGCCGCCTCGCGCAGCTTCGCCGCCAGCTCGAGCGTTCTCCGCCGGTGCCAGAGCAGCACGAGTATCTCCGCGTAATAACGCACCGAGTACACGGTGGGCACCTTCGAAGTCATGGCCGCCAGCCCCTCGTAGCCGCCGACCTTCTCCAGCTCGCCGCGCAGCTTCAGCTCCTCGGCCACCACCGCCAGGTCGACCACGGCCTCGCCCCGTTTGCGCAGCTCGCTGATCGTCTCCCACAGCTTGCGCGCGCCCGACCGGTAAAAGGCCGCCTTGGCCACCCCGCAGTTGCACGCCAGGGCCCAGGCATTGCGCCCCTCATCGGCCACCAGGGCCGAGAGCAGCCAATCCTCCGCCTCGGGCGAGTTGGGCGGCTCCGCGCCGCTCAGCACCGTCACATGGATGCCGCCGCCCCCGTCGACCTGATGCAGATTCGTACCCGTATTCATACGATGGTTACTCCTCCGATGCGTTGTGAGTGTGTTTCAGGATCGGTTTCCACCGCGGCCCGCGGCGCGCCCCCATCCTCGATTTTTTTCCGGTCGCCAAACCCCGCCGCAACGTCACCCGAACCGTTTCGGCCCTTCCGGTTGTCGCGGATCCACTTGTTTGCCCGCGATTGCCAGTCGCGCATCGGGGTTTTGCCATATCGCCCGAGTTTCCACCCGTTGGCCTGGAAGTGGTCGAAGAAATCCCGCGCCCAGTCTTCGGGTGCATATTGGGCGAAGAAGTACGCGATCACCTCTTTGGCGTCAGCCGGGCGGGCGTGGGAGTGCGCTTTAGCGCCGGCCTCGGGCCCGACTACGCCTACGTCTTCGACTACGTCTCCGACTACGACTACGTCTAAGTGAGCAAATGATTTCACCTGCTTAGCATCTGCAATCTTCTGCGTATCATCTGCGGGCATGTGCTCAGCAGCCGCTAGCGTTTGCTGCGCATCTGCTGCGCATCGGGTGTTGGGCGGCTCCGGGTAGCGGCTTTTGCTTCTGGTTTGCTGTTTGAAATCGAGGATCTGGAGGTACTTTTTGCCGCCGGCCTCGTAGAGGTGCAGGAGCCGGGCGCGGGCGCAGGCGGCCAGGCGCTGCTCGACCGTGGTCTCGCGCACCTTGTCGAGCCGCAGCGGATACATGGCGGCCCGAAGGATGGCGTTGTGCGCCTCGTAGCGGCCGTAATCATCCACCACCGACATCAGCCGGCGGAAAAACACCTCCTCCTCCGGCGTCAGCTGGTTGATGCGGGCGCTGGTCAGGATCCCTTCGCGTAAAATTCGGTTAGGCATTGGAAAGTTTGGCTCTCGGGAGTCTGAGGGTTGATGGCGGCGGCTCACGTCGTGGGCAGGAGTTGCCAATTCTGGCAGCCGCAGGCACGGCGGAGGCGCAGATCGCGCAATAATGCACGCCAGCCAGTGACGGTTCCCACCTCCAGCCAGCGCTCACGGGAATAGACAATGATTCGGATTTTCATGGGGCAGGTTGGTGCGCGGCGTAGAGGGCCCGGAGCGTGTGGCGCGAGGTGGCGGCGAGCTCGTGCAGGCGGATCCGCAGGTTCAGCAGCGCCGCCGGATCGTCCGATATGTTTTCATCGTCGACCACGACCACGTGCCGGTGGTCGCGTTGAAACTTCATCATCGCGTCGAATTGCGAGTGCGCCTCCACCACGGTGTGCGCCCGCCGCTCCTTGCGGTCGTGGCCGAGCCAGGCGTAGTACACCAAGTGGTATTCGTGCCCGGAGGTCCGCTTGTTTTTGGTGGCCATTAGAAAAGTTTCTCCTGCTCGGTGCGGGCCTGCGTCTTCGCGATCTCCTCCACCAGCCACTCGGCATCGCCGAGGTCGGTGGCGTTGTAGAGAATGTCGTGGATCAGCTCGAAAAGGCCCTGGAAATACGGGGTCTCGCGCAGCCACTTGCCGTAGGAGGCGATGTTTTTGTGGCTCGGCTGCACGGCCCGTTCGCCACCATCGCGGTGCCGCCAGCGGAAGGCCGCCGGCAGCGGGTTTGCGTTGAGGTAACGCATCGTCGCATCACGCGACCAGGGGGGATTCGTGGTCATGGGATGAAGTCGTCAAGTTCATCGAGGCGTTTCCAGATGGCGCACACGCGCCAGCAGCAGAGCGAAAAACCGGCAAACCCGAGCAGCGAGCCCACCCACAGCCAGGCGCAGCACGCCCCGAGCAGGCCGAGGATCACTGCCACCAGCATGAAGGCCACCGCCACGGCCACGTAGCGGCGGCTCGCCTCCTCCAGGGCGTGAAACTCGACTTCGGGCAGGAGTGAGTGCGGTTTCATGCGAGGATCCGCGGTACGGTGGCCTGCTCGCGCGCGGCGGCGTCGAAGCCTGGCTGGGTGAGGCGCGTGTGCGCGCGGGTAAAAAGCGTGGGAGCATGGGCCTGGAGCCAGCGGCCCATGGATTTCGAGTGCTGGGGGGCGCCGTCGGGGTCGAAGCGCCGCACGTAGGCCAGCACGCCGGAGGAGCGGGCATTCAGCCACCGGGCCGTATCCGTGCGCGACCATACGCGCCGCAGATCCTGCCGCCGCCAGACGTCGGCGGGCGCGGGAGGCGCAGGGGGCGCTTCGGGGGCAAGGGAGCGGGCGGCGATCATGGCTCAGGTGGGCGCGGAGGGTTACTTGCCCTCCTCGCGATCGTAGTGGTGGAGCTGGCGGCCGAGAAATTCGCACTCCGCCTGGGAGACGGGGTTATCCTCGATCCGGCGCTCCGTGCGCAGGCGGCGCAGGTGCAGATCGGTTTTCAAAAGCTCGATGATTTTGGTGAGCCGGCCCGGCTCCACTTCGTGCGTGTCAAACATGAGGTGCATGGTGGGTGGTTTAGGTGGTTGCGGATGCCAGGGCGTCGATGGCCCTCAGGTGGTAAATGCGGTATTCACTTCCCCACTTCGCGACCATGCCCTGGTAGAGGATCCCCGCGGGGCCCATCCGCCGCACGGTGTACCACACGCGCCCGCCCGGGCACCCGAAGTGGCCGATGCGGTAGCTCCAGCAGGAGACGATCTCAAAGCCCGCCTCCTCCCACACGCGCGGTGCGTTGCTCTTGATCGCGTCGATGTTCCGATAGTTGTGCCCGCCGAGGTAAAACCCCGCCACCCCCACCAACACCGTCATCACGCCCAGTATGATCGTGGTTTTCATGGCGGCGGTTTACCAGCGCCCCTTCTGGCGCGGCAGGCGGCCGACGGTGCTCTCGTCGCCCAGGGGGCGGTTGCGAAATTGCCAGACGCCGTCGGCGCTGCGGATCGCCTCCAGCTCCATGCCGGCGGCGAAGTTGGCATTTTCGCGCACGCGCACGCTCACGAGCAGGCGGTCGGCGGGCGGTCTGTCTTTCGGCACGCACAGGAGCAGCCCGGTGTTCTGCGGCACGCGCTCCACGCGCATCCACTCGCGCGGGGGCGGCCCGGCCGGCACATCGTCCGCGGCGTGGCCGTTTGCCGCCGGTTTCCCGGGGTTTCCCGTGGGTTTCCCGGGCGGCAGGCGGTAGAGCCGGGCCTGCGCGGGATCGGCGAGGATCTTGTCGATTTTTTCCATGCCGGCCGCCGTCAGGGCCACGGAGTGGTTCTCCCGGTACAGGTAGTCGGTGCCCTCGGCCAGGTGGTCGGTGCGCATCTTCGCCAGGGTCTTTCGCGACACGCCGAGGCTGTCAGAAATGCGGGCCTCGTAGTACAGGGGAGTGGCGGCAGAAATCAGTCGATCAAGCGTCATGGTTGAAAGCAGAAGAAAAGGTTGGCCCACCGGTGGAGGTGGCGCAGAGAGGAGCAGAGCCGCGGCGGGGCGGTCCTATTTTTTCGAGGCGGGTATGGTGTCGGCGGGGTTGTTCATCGGCGGATAGTGTCCTGGCGGGCGGCGGGCGCCCCGATCATCCCCCTCGCGCGCCGCAGGGATCTCGCCGGCACGCCGCGCCTCGGTGGTGTTGGCGTTCTGCGGCGCGCAGGAGGAAATTTTTTCGCGGATCAGCAGAGCCACGCGGTTCGGCTCGGCGTGCGCACGGCGGAGAGCAAACGCCCAGTCGGCGCCGGTGATGGTGTTAAACGTCGGTGCGCTCATGGGAGGAAAGAAGAGCGGGCCCCGGCCATACCTCTTTGCGCGTGGGTAGCAGTGGGTGCGTAGCGCAAGGGTGAGTGGGCGAGGGGGCCACCGCTCGAAATTTTTCTGGCAAACCGGCAGCACCCGTGCGCGAATCGCCGGGCCGCTTGTATTGACTGCACCAGTACGCGCCAGAGGCTACGCACCGGTAAAAAGCTCCTTTGGGGTAAAATTACCCGCGCATCCACCGGTGAAGCGGCGGCCCCCCCCCTAAATTTCGGCGATCCCCCCCGCCCCCCGGGTGTCAGAGTGCAACCGGTTGTCATGAGGAGCCCCCTTTTTCGGCTGTTTTGGGCGTATTCTGCCCACTTTCCGTACCGTTTGCAGGATCCTCCCTAGGGAAATCGGGTGACGCAGTGGATTGCGAATCCTTTGCGTTCAAATTCTCCCCGATCTCCAGGCAATCGACCGAATCCTTTTTACAATTCTGCTCCTCCGCCGCCACCGGTGAAACTGAGGGAAGCGAGGCGATATAGTCGGCGAGCTCAGCGACTCCGCGCGTGTCGATCCGCTCGATCCGTGCTGTCGGTGCGCCCATGAGCAGCTGGCCCTTGTCGATCATGATGCCGGCAATGATCGGGAGCGAGGCCCTGGGCATTTCGCCCATCTCCTCGGCGATCCGCTCAACTGCCATGCGGCCCACGTCCATGCACTTCACCCCGAGCCTTTGTTTTTCTGTCTCTATTTCGGAGGCCCAGCGCCGTTTCGCCTCGAGCACCACGTTGATGCTCAGATCGAAGGCCTTGCTGATCTGGCGCAGGGGCATGCCCTGAGCCAGGCACTCGATCACGACGTTTCGGCGCTCCTCATCACGTGCCAGCACGTCGGCCGTGTACTTGCCCGACACCTTGCGCTCATCGAGCATGAGGATCTCCCAGCCCGCCGTAACTCCCGGCAAGTCGGGAAGCGCGATCGTATTTTGCGACTCGGGCATGGCGTGAAAAAATTAACCGTTGTTCCCTGCGCTCCGTCCCGTGAGTTGCCCGCTCGGGCTCCATTTCGCCTGGATGAGCGCGATGCGTGTCGCCGTCCACCGCTCCGCCTTGCGCCCACCGCCAGGTACGATCACATCCGGCCCCAGCAGCTCGCCGGTGGCCCGCAGTATTCGCGCACGATCAAAAGGAATGTGCAGCAGCCGGCACAGCTCGGCGAACGTGTACGTTTGTTCCGCGACCTTCCGCCGCGGGAAAGATGCCGTTGTCATCATATTAAAGCCCTTTCCGCAGTCGCTCTGCGCGCCCACCATCCCCGATACATGCGGATCGTGCCGCTTTCTGGCACCGCATGCGTGTATCCACCCGATGGATGCGGCACCACCTCAGTGCGGCGCGTGCCTGATTTCGGAGCCGTTGAAAAATCTACCGTGGCCAGGGGCCACCTCGGCAGCGGTGGTCGGTATATGATCTCAGCGATCTGGCTCATTTCCTTGCCCTCCGCTGCAGCAACCACCAGCGCGCGTATTCGACTAGAAAAATCGCCATCGCGACCACCGCGGTCTCGAGAATCAGTGCGGCCGCCAGATTCACTTGGCACCCCCTTGTCCTGGGGCAGTGGGGTCGCTCATGTCATCGGCCGCCTGGCCGCCCTGCGCGCCCTCGATCTCGTCGGTGCCCTCTGCCGCCTCGGTGGCTGGTTCGGGCTCTTCGCTTTGCAGCTCGCTTAAGTCGATCAGCGGCACCTCACCCGATAAAAATTTGGGTGCTGAGAAACGCACGGCCCGGCGCAGGATCTCGCTCGTGGTTAGCCGGGATACGCGCTTCAGCTCCGAGATCACGTCGCCCGTCGCGCGATCGAGCTTTACAGGGATCGGTTTGGTAAATCTGCCACTCATGTATACCTAGGTATAAACTGGTACAAATAGCGGTCAAGGAATTTTGTTGAAAAATCTTTTATACTCTGTAGAACAGAGAATACCACGATGATCGCCATCGCTCGAAATAGCAGTGAAGAACAGGCCAACGGCACCAGCGTCCCCGCTACCGGAAAACCGGTGCTCGGCGCGAATTAATTTCCGATTTCCGCCGCCGGCCCCTGAGTATCTGCCCATTTCTGCCCACGCGAAACGCCGTTCGACCCTCGCTCTTGCCAGACGACTTTTCAAAGCCGATCCCGACCAAGTTCAGCCCGTCGGAGCTGGAGTTTCTTGATGCCCTTACGAAGCGCACGAGGCTCTCCCGCTCCGAGATTATACGCCGTGCTGTCTGGCTCCTGAAGCGCGAAGCCGAGGCATCGGGCAATATACATTCCTTTCTAGGCGCGCTCGGCGATTTTCGCCAGGCGACCTTGGATAGTTCCCCGGTTGTATCTAAAGGCCCTCAGTTCAAGCACATAACCGGCCATTTACCCCCGCATAATCAGGATGCGCCCGCGTAAAAGCTGAAAATAGTTTATACCGCGTATGCAAAATGCGCTGACCTGTGCCACGTTGGTGACGTTTTCTTATGTCATCAAAGGTCAGTCGACGGGCACCCACGGGAGCGGTGCCGCCCGTCGCGCAGGAAATCCAGCCGCTCTCCCCCATCGTCTCATTTCCGACTCCGCCCTCGTTGTATACCAGTGTCGCCACCCCATGCCCCTTTAAGATCGCCTGCCGCTGGTGTATCCATTCTCAGACTGATCAACCACCCCTTGCTGATCCACCCACCCCCAAAAAGGCGAAGCGCCCAGGTGCCCCGCTCGCGCTGCTGAAACCAATCCCCACGCTTAGCCATTGTTAAGCTGTCTGCCATTGCGCATTACGACTCGATCCGGTGCATCGCCACCGGGCCGGGATCGCTACTTTGTGTCCACATTCGTGCCCGATTGTGGGCGCTATTTGCTTGCATACCCATTTATACCCCGTAGAAATGCGGCATTATGCCGCTCCCTTGCAAAAGCTCCCGAGGCAAAAGGCTCAGTTTGGTGGCCGACGATTATTCGAAGCCCATCCCCACCAAGTTCAGCCCCACCGAAGTCGAGTTTCTCGATGCGCTGAAAAAGCGCACGAACATCTCCCGCTCCGAGATTATCCGCCGCGCCGTCTGGCTCCTGAAGCACCAGGCAGATGCCTCTGGCAACATCCACGCCTTCCTAGGGGAGCTCGGCGAACTGCGCCACGACGGCCGGCTCGATCTTGTGGCGACACACGCGCATGCCGTTGATTTTGAGGATCCGCGCCAGCCGCTGCCACAGCATCAAAAAGAACAGCCCGCCTGAGCCACGTGCCGGATTGATAAAAGTCCGACGATGGAAGCAAAACATGAGTGGAAAACGTGCAGCCTGCCCGGACATGTCGGCTTCCATTGGCAGGAGCTAAACCTGGAGCAATGCCAGATCGTGCTGGAGCCAAGGCCGCACTACTGCAATCGCGGCAATTTCATTGTGAAGGTTTTCGTGAATGACGAATACTTTTACAACCTCTGGATCGATGAAGCCGATATGTTTCCCCGCTATTATTTCGACGAAGGCCGGGCTAAGGCGGAGATCGAAGCATGGATTCAAAAGCGGAA